TTGAGTTGCAGCAGGAAGTGCTGCCTTAGTTGCTTGAGTTGCAGCAGGAAGTGCTGCCTTAGTTGCTTGAGTTGCAGCAGGAAGTGCTGCCTTAGTTGCTTGAGTTGCAGCAGGAAGTGCTGCTTTTGCTGCGGTTGCGGCAGATCTGACAATTGGTGCCGATGTAGCAACTGTTGATGCAGTTTTCATTGCACCTGGGAATGCCATGGACATTGCTGGTCCAAGCATTGTAGCAAGGGCAGTATCAGTTATTGCTCTCTTTTTCAACGTATCAATTGATGGACCACCTGCAGCAAGATGTCTTTCCCATCCCCTTTGAATAAATCCAGGTTTGGGTGCAGCAGCCTTTTTGGCATTAAGCATGTCAAGGTATTTTCCTGGTTTCACTGGAGCAGGAATACCTTGTTTTGCTGCTGCGCGAAGGTTCCTCATTCCGGGACCAGCTATTCCAGTACCTCCTTCAATGGCATTTTTTAAAGCATCTCCTGTTAATTGCTTTCCACTTTTACTTAAAGTAGCTGGTCTAATCCCTTTCTTCAATAAGGTCTTAGGATTCATTGCCTTAACGGCAGCAGAAACACCCTTACTCTTAAGAGCACCTCCAGCAGCCTTCAGTCCAAACTTAATTAAACCTTTAGCAATCTCATCAAGGTATTCGACTTCTTCAGTTAAAACAGTCTCACTACCATAAGAGAAAGATAAAATATCATAATAAAATTCTAAAACAAGTGCTTCATCTTTAAATAATTCTTCAACAAAATATTGAGTCTCTTCTTCTGTCTCAAAAACCAATCCATGACAGAACTCAAATACTTCTTCTTGTAGAGATGTTTTTGGGGCATAAACCTGTTTATATGCCTCTTGCAGTTTCCTATAATCTTTGGAATTCATCTTACCGGTTCTAGTTTTAAAAATATTTATAAAAAAAGCACTCCTTATTTATGGAGTGCCTTGTTCCTTTTCCAATCACACCACATGGCATTAAGTGCCCAAGAATCAGTAAGACTGTGTGGTCCGTTATCTAACAAATCAATTTGCTTTGGTTTAAGTTTTTTTATCTTTTTATATTCTTCTTTCCAAGTCATCAAATAATTCCTTGAGTGCACAAATAGTGTAGAGTTTCCTTCATACTACCAACGTGCTTTGAACCATAGGCAACTTGTGGATAGGTTGCCTCACTTCCAAATTCAGCGCGGAACTGGCGATCACTAAAATCTACACCTAGTAGATACTCATGAAACTCACCGCCAAGTGCTTTCAGGAGCATACCAATACGCTCACACTCTTGACTTCCGTTAGAATAGATTACTGCCGTTTTAGTCACGTTGCCTCCAATCATCACTACGATCTTGTTTAAACCAATCTACAATCTCATCAGCACTACCAAAACCAGTGCGATGATTTGATGGGTCGGGGTCACCTAGACCCATCTTGTTCATAAAGTCGTCCATACTACCCTCAACCATATCAGGGTTAGCAGCACGTCCTCTTGCTCCCTTAAGCATCTCTCTGGCAGAAGTATTTGCCTTCGCAAGTTTCTCTGCCCAGATCATGTCTTCAAGTTTTACTTCTCCACCATTCGCAATACATTTGCAGATAAACTCTAAACGCAGTCTATATTGTGTCGAAAGCATTTCTTTCTTCTACCACTTTACAATATTTAGATTATTTTACTAAATCCCTTAATTTTATCAAATTTTATGACAGATTCAAATTTATCATGCATATCTGTCTTATGAGAAATTACAAAGATGTTTGCATCTTTGATTATAAAACGAATAATTTTTAGAAACTCGTCTGTTCCTAAACCATCCAAAGATGAATCAAATACCTCATCCATAATCAGCAAGTTAGTATTTGTAGAATTTTTGACTCTTGCAACTTCTCTCCATGTGAAAAGAAGTGCTAAATCAATTCTCATTTTTTCACCTTCACTAAATGAAGAATATGAAAAATCTTCGTGAATGGGCGATTTTACCGATTCATTAAATTCTTCATCAAGATGGAAGTTAATATAAAAATCCATCATTTGCAAATAACGATTAACCTGCTGATTTATGAACGGAAGATACTTTTTGATTATCTTCGTTTTTACTCCATCATCTTTTAAAAGAGAATGGGCAAAGTCGTAATAAACGACTTGTTCTTTCTTGGTTTCTAAATCTTCGATTGTTTGCTGGAGAGATTCTTTAAGTTGTGCTAACTTTTCATGCTCAGTATTTCTGTTTGCAAGTTGATCGGTAATTCTTTGAATTTCCGATTCCAAATCTCTGATTTGTCTCCGGTTGAGGCTAATCCGAGTATTGTTTTGAGAAATGCCATGCGTTAATTTTGTGATCTCCTGGGATAGGGCATTGAATTGACGCTCTCTCTCTTGTTCGAACTCAATAGTTTTTTCAAGTTCGTCATAACCATGTTTAAGTTCCTTTGCTTTATTTTGAGCATCTACAACTCTATTTAACCGAAACTCTTCTTCAATACTTTGAGTGCAGGTAGGGCATACCGTATTTTCAGTGAAAAACTTATGTTCTTTAGTAATTGTAGATACTTTCTGAGAAATCTTACCTCGGAGATTATTGAGCTTAACTAACTTATCCCCAGCACCAATCACCTCTCCTTGCTGTTCAATTTTCTCTTCCAATTGTTTTTGTTTGGTCTCATTTTCTAAAGTTGCAATAACAATCTCTTCATCAATATCATCAATTTTTTTAATATTAGATTCTATCTGCTGCTTACCTCTACTTCCAAGTTCTTCAATAAATTCTTGCTGCGTCTTCACTTTCTCAAGAAATGATTCTTCTTTAAGATTCAGAGTTTTAATCAGACTTTTTTCCTCTTTGATTTTCTCTTTCACTAAAGAATTCATAGTAGAAAAAATACGAATGTCCAGAAGATCTTCAATTACCTCTCTACGGTTGGCAGATGACAATTGCATAAAAGGAACAAAGGTGCTGCTACCAAGAATTACAATCTGAGTAAAAGATTTATAATTTAATTTTAAAATATTTTCTTCAAGCAATTTTTGCATTGATCTATCGTCTGCTTCTCTATTGAGAGTTTTCCCATCAACTACAATATCAAAAATATTAGGTTTTATTCCTCTAGAAATTTTATATTCTTTTGAATTGATCGAAAATTCAATTTCTACAAGACATTCTTTTTCATTGGTTGTATTAACCAACTGAGGTTTATTGATTTTACGAAATGGTTTATTGAAGAGAACAAATGTCAGTGCATCTAAAATTGTAGACTTTCCAGCACCATTTGACCCAATAATTAAATTTGTATTACTAGTTTGAAAATTTACCTCTGTAAAATGCTGTCCAGTAGAAAGAAAATTACGCCAACGAATTTTTTTAAAAATAATCATGCTTTTGGTGGAATAATAATATCATTAGGAGTAACTACAGTGTATTTGTAATTATACATCTTGCAGGTTCTTATGGCCATTTCATCATCAACTTCTACAACTTCCATTTCTTTTTCATACTCAGGATCTTCTTCCAATAGCATAGCATATCTTACTGCATCATCTTCTTCTTCAAAGAAAAATAAAACTTTTTCTCCGTACTTATCAGCAACAGCATATGCTCCATCATCTTTACGATCCTTAAGAGTCAAAAGATACATTTATTCTACCTCATATGCTTCCCTATACAAATTTCGAAAGATTCCTTTAATAACTGTTTTATCCAAATTGATTTCAGAATCATCAATGTATCTATTCAAAATATTAATTGTATTTTCATCATCATCAACATCACAGTTTTCATCATCTCTAATGATTTGAAAGTTTTCTACAATCTTTACTTCCTGTGCCCCAGATTTATATAATTTATCAAGAAACTTGTCAAATTCTTTTGGTCTACTTTTATTTTTTACGACTACCTTGACAATTTTGTTTTGATATTCAGTAGCATTGAAAAGTGATGCAGAATCATCATCATATGTGAGAAGATGAAACATAGTATAAGGATTATCTATCGAAATATGTTCAAGAGTTTCTGTGTCAAAGATGGTGAATCCTCTCCTATCACCTGCATCTGACCAGAACATTTCGTATGGGTTTCCCAAGTAATAGATCCGTCCATCATCCGATCGAGTGTGATAGTGACCCGAGAAGACCTTGGTGAACTTCTTAAATAACTTGCCCGAAAGACCATGCTCCATGACGATTTGTTTATTAACTCTAAATCCTGTGAGTTCAAGGTGCCCCATCGCACAGTTGCAAGTTGTATTTTTAATAAGTTCAAGAGATTGGCATTCATTTTCTTCATTAATCCACGGAACGAATAATATATCTAGGCCACCAATGGTAACTTCGGTTGCACTACTGTAAGTTGAAATATTTTTATAATCTTCAAGAAGTAATTCTGGAGAATTTATACTGTTAGTATTTTTATAGTAAGTATCATGATTACCCACCAACATATGAACTTTATACGTACTTAGAGGATCAAACACAACCCTCTTTGCCCATTCTAAACTCTGATAATCAATTGCTTTTCGACTATCAAAGGTATCACCCATATGAATGACAGTAGTAACACCTTCTTTTTCTAATGTTGGAAAAAATACATTTTCATAAAACAATTCAAAATAATCATGAAACTGTTTTGATCCTTTTTTGAAACCATAGTGGGTATCAGAAATAATGGCAACTTTCATCGATTTTGAGAACGATAACTAATATTATCTTTAATAGTATTATAATCAGATCTATTTCCTGTTAACAAACTGTCGTCAACCATCATAACTTCAGAAAACTCTGTTCTTTCAATGATCTTTGTTTTAATCTCTAATTGCTTTTTCTCTTTACCAATTCTACGAAGAAAAGCAAAGTGAATAATTTGAGTGAAATATGCAAAAGGATTTTTTGACTTCTCAGGATCAAAGTTATGAATATATTGAACGCAATTCTCAATACCATCAGAAATCATATCCTCTCTGAACATGTAGTTCACAAAGTTTGGTTTATATGAGAGGTGTGTTGCAATCTTTAAAAAACATTCGCCAAGATAATTCGTAATCGGAGGTTTTCCAGGCCAATGCTTAGATCTGTCCTCTTTCGTAGGTTCTCTACCAAAATTATCTATAAAATGTGTAGAAACTCTTGCTCTATAATTTATTAGAGCATCTAAAAACTCTTTGTTATTAACATAATGCTCTGATTTCTTTTTTGCCATAATCAATACTTTTGTTCAACTTGTCTTGGTGACATTATAGCACAGATTATAGGGGCTTGACAAATGCCCAAAACATCAGTAGACTAGGTTTGTCCCGGTTAAAGATGAGATTTAGCTTTCTTTAATACCTTTAAAGATCTTTTCAAGCATGTCTCTAGCAGAGTCAACAGAAGAAATATAACCTTTTTGTTCTGACACCTTTACTTGACCAGAAGTTCTGTAGACATCAATCGATGATTGATTGTCATCATCTTCAAGATAATTCTTATAAAGTTCAATTAGTTTTTCATTATTTGATTCAGTCATAGTAATTACTTTATCTAATTTTATAAAATGAATATCATCTTCAGTAAGATCCATCCATGGTTTCACTTTCAATAACGATCCACTAGAAGAATGAATTACTTTTATTGTAATTGGATTTTGTAATACTAATATAGTTTCATCGGTAGAATCATCTACAAGAACCAAAGAGAATAATTCTTCTCCAGAAACTAATTTAAGAACGGCATAAAATTCTTCTTCCATTAATTTTTTAAAGGTATGTTTACAATATCATAATTAAAATTTTCTTCGTTATAAACTTTAATTCTTTCTATCAAATGATTAAGGGTATAATTTTTCCTGGATTTGTAGGATATATCGTCAGCGATATCATATAAAGTTGCCTTTGTTTTGTTATTGCCTTTTCTGAGTACTCTTCCAATACTTTGCAGATTTCTAATTCTGGATTTAGAAGGAGAAGCAAAAATAACATTGTGCAGATTTTTAATGTTAATTCCTGTACTGAATGTTCCGTATGAAGCGACAATAATCGCGTTGTCTTCCTTTTCAGTAATTTCTCTCACTTTTTCTCGATCTTCGGTAGCAACACCACCGTGAACAAAAAATACATGACGATTATCCACTCTACCATTATTTATTAAATCGTAGAGTGGTTGTCCGTGCCCTTCAACGCGAGAAAATAATATGAGTGTATTACCTTTAAGATCAAGGGCAAGGTTACGAATAAACTTGTTGCGTCGTTCATGATTTATGATATACTGAACTTCTTCTTCAAAGTTTTCAAACTTATGTGCAGGGTGTTTCAATAGAAGCACATTGATATCCAATGTTGCAACATGACCCTTTTTCATCAATTCTTCTGTCCTGATGATCTTATATGAGGGCCCAAATAAGCCCTCCAAAACCCATTTATGAGTTTGAGTTCCATCAAGAGTCCCTGTAAAACCAAATCTGTATTTTGCATCTGAAAGTTTTGACATTATAGATATTAGAGACTTAGACTTAAACTGGTGTGCTTCATCTCCAACGACCACATTAAATCTTGAAAAGTATTTGCGGGGTAGTTTGTAGATGGACTGCCAGGTGGTGATAATCACCTGTGAGTCAGTCTCTCTTTCTTTT